TGTTGCTTTATATGAGTTAGATGAAGATGCTAATGATACAGGAAGAGGAACAATAGACAGTGGGCAGAGTGCGGTGTTTAATGGCAGTAGTAGTAATATTGATATTGGAGGTAATATAGTCAATGGTTTGACCGAATTATCCGTTTCTTTGTGGGTATTTTGGGATGGTACAAATAGTGTAAATGATAATTATTTTATTGCATTAGGAAAAAGTAATTCAGGAAAAATATTTTCTGCTGATATAACAAATAATTCAGGAATAATTGGCTTTTATGATGGGGCAACCGTTTTTAATTCTAATAGTGCAGTACCACAAAACACTTGGACGCATATTGTAATTACTGCTAATGCTACTGTTGCAAAAATATATTTAAATGGAAATTTAGATTCTACTCATACAATTTCATCATTAAATTTTGATAGTAGTGGTAATGTTGGTTTTATTGGCTCTTGGATATCAGGAACTGATTATGAATTTGATGGCAAAATAGACCAAGTAAGAGTGTACTCATCAGCTTTATCAGCATCAGATGTAGAAGCATTAGTATCTGAAACAAGTGTACCAACTGCAAATCTTCTTGCCCACTATAAACTTGATGGGGATGTAACAGACGAAACAGGAACTTATAATGGAACTGCCACATCAATAACATATTCAGACCCTGCAGAGTTTCCTGTATACAACGGAACACCGACTGCAGTAAACTTTTTAGGTATGGCATTCCAACCTGATTTAGTTATAAGCAAATCAAGGTCATTCTTTGAAAAATGGAATGTTTTTGATTCAGTGCGTGAAGCAACAAAAAGAATGTATTTGAATGGTACACACACGGAAGCAACGCAATTAGATTCATTAACTTCTTTTGATTCAAATGGTTATTCAATCGGAGCGTGGACTGATATTAACACAAACAATGCAACTTTTGTTTCTTATTCGTTTAAAGGTGGGGGTGCATCGGTATTAAATCAACAAGGAAATATAGACAGTCAAGTTAGTGCAAATCCTGCAGCAGGGTTTAGTATTGTGAAGTTTACATCTCCATCTTCAGGAGTTGCTACAATTGGCACAGGACTAAACACGAAAGCTGAATTAATTATATCTAAAGTTACAAATACTGTTGCTGATTGGCCTGTTTTTGTTGATGGGTTTGATACAACAGATTATATTTTATTAAATACAACGGGTGCTAAAGTAAATCATAGTAGTGATTTGTGGAATCTATCAAATTGGAGTAATACTACTTTTGGATGCCATAGAGATATGTATGGTACTTCTAACACAGTTATCGCCTACTGCTTCCATTCAGTAGATGGGTATCAGAAGGTGGGGAGTTATACGGGAACGGGTTCAAGTGGTAATGCAATCACAGGCGTTGGTTTTGAACCAAGATTTTTAATGATAAAGGCTACAAATGCTAATGAGGATTGGGTAATACTTGATGCTGCAAGAAATACATCAGACCCAAGAAACACTTACATAATGGTTAATTCATCAAATGCTGAGTTTTCAAATACTTCTTTTAATGTAAATTTTGATACCGATGGATTTACCATTAATGGTACTGCAGTACATATAAACGGAAACGGAACAAATTACATCTATTTAGCAATCGCTTAAAATGAATGATTTGAAGATATACGGAGCAAACATAATAGCACTTTTTGTAAGTGTTACATCAATAGAACCTTTATTGCAAATAGTTTCTTTGTTACTTGCTATCGTTTATACTACAATAAATATTTATAAAAAATTAGGAGAATAATGGATAAGATAAAAGAAATCGGTGGACAAGTAATTGAAAAGGCTAAAAATTGGTATATTGGTAAATGGAAAAGCCATAAAAAAATAATGATTATGGTTCATATATTTTTAGCAGTAGTTATATTAGGCGAGTTATTGAAATGAATTATACTTATTTTTCGCTATCAGAGTTTGCTTCTCCTGATTTACCTGATTCAGGTGTTAATATGGATTCAGAGTTTCTTACTAAATTAGATAACGCAAGAGCAATCGCTAATATCCGATTCAAGATTACTTCAGGGTATAGAACAAAAGAACACAATGCCAAAGTTGGTGGAGTTGCAGATTCAGCCCATCTATCAGGACACGCAGCAGATATTGCAGCAACAAGCGGTAAAGAAAGATGGACTATTGTTAACGCCCTTATTAGAAGTGGGTTCAACAGAATAGGTATTGCAAAGTCATTCATCCACGTTGATGATGACCCAAGTAAACCAAACAACGTTATTTGGACTTACTAATACTACAGGTAGTACACTATGTCTGAAGGAAAAAAGAAGTTTAAAGACACACAAGTTGGTCAGTTCTTATTAAGTAAGATACCTAATGTAGTAGCAAAGATTGCCGATGATACCGTTGTTGGCAATGTTATAGAAGCTATTATAGGTGGTTCTGAAATGAGTGAGGCTGATAAAGCAATAGCTTTAGAAAAACTTCGTATAGAGAGAGCAGAGATAGATGGTGTTACGAAACGTTGGGTTGCTGATAGTAATTCTCAAAGTTGGTTAGCAAGAAATGTTAGACCACTTACTTTAGCTACCCTTACAATCTCATATATAGTTGGATGGTTTTTAGGATTAGATACCTCAGATACTTCAGGTTTACTTACTTGGGTATTATGTGGATATTTTGGTGCAAGAACCGCAGATAAAATTGGTGTAAACTTTAAGAAATAATGGCTAAGAAACAACAAGTAGTAACTTACAAAAAAAAGCCGAAAGTTAAAAGACCAAACGTACACGCAAAGTCAAAACAATCACACTTAAAATCCTCTAAAAACTATACTAAAGGATATAGAGGACAAGGAAGATAATAACTTGTTGAAAACTTATACTTTAAAAAGTTTACATCTTAAAAAAAAAACAAGTAACTTTGGTGGGTTAGTGGGAAACTATGTAATTAACGTATTATGATTACAGAAGAAAAAATTAAAAAGATACAAGGTTATAAAACTTGGTCAATTAAAAAAAAGGTAGATGAACTACTAATGGAAGATTCATATATGTATGCTAATTTAGGTATTGATTCTACACCTACTGAAAAAAAGTATGTAAAAAATATGAGCAGAAAAATATATAAAGCTATTTCTATTATAAGTCCTTTAGATGGTTATATATTAGAAGCACATATGAATGAAAAAGATTTAACTCAATAATGCCTAAAACTTCTAAGAAACCAATAAGAAGTAAACTAATTAAGAAGTTAGATGTGGTATTTAGTCAATGGGTAAGATTATCTAATGCAGACCATTTAGGATATTGTACTTGTATAACTTGTGAGAAAAGGTTTCATTGGAAAGAAATTCAAGCAGGTCATTTTATGAGTAGAAAACATTACTCAACAAGATGGGATGAAAACAATGTACATCCTCAATGTGTAAGTTGTAATGTATATAGAGCAGGTGAGCAATATAAATATTCAGTTTTTTTAGGGCAATATCAAGCAGAAGAATTATATTTGAAAAGCCAAGAGTTGGTCAAATATACTAATGTGGAATTGCAGGAAATGATAAATGATTATAGTGAACGACTTGAAAATATTACTTGATTAATTCTTGTATTTTTGTTCTTTGTTTGAAAAGGGGTAAATTAATTTTTATCCCTTTTTTGTTTTTGTTAAATATTTTTTTATAACTTTACACTATGGAACAATATACAAAAGCAGAACTCTATGGCAAGGTCTTGGAACTGCAACACGAGAATGAACAATTAAAACAACAATTAATTTTTAGTTATGAGCAAAGAAGCAAACATTAATCAGAAACTATTTGACCTACAACAAGAGATAGGTACAATTAGCAAGGATGCGAACAATCCGTTTTACAAGTCAAAGTATTTTGACATTAACTCACTTATTAAACAACTTCAACCATTACTTAAAAAACACAGGTTATTATTACTTCAACCTATTGAGGAAGATATGGTAATTAGTAAGTTAATTTGTATTGATGGAAGTGGAGGTGTTATAAGTGGTTTAAAATTACCTGAAATATCAGACCCACAAAAATTAGGAAGTTGTATTACATATTATAGACGCTATACACTTTCTTCACTTTTAGGTTTACAAGCTGAAGATGATGATGCAAATGCAGCGAGTGGTGTAACCGAAGAAAAGAAATGGTTAAACCAAAACACACCTGAATTTAGTAAAGCAATAGAATACTTAAAAGAAGGTGGAAACATAGAAGCTATTAAAAGCAAATATAAAGTTTCAACTAAAGTAGAAAATGAACTCGCAAAATTGTAAAATCAAAGGAATTTATTTTAATTTTAACTATAACAATTATTTAATCACTATTTATGGAAATTACAGGAACAATCAAAGTTTTAGGAAACTTAGAGAAAGTATCGGACAAACTTACCAAAAAGCAAGTAGTAGTAACTACTAATGAACAATACCCACAGGATTTAGCTATTGAGTTTTTAAACGATAAAATAGATACACTTAAAAACTTTAAAGTAGGAAATAAAGTCATTATAGGTATTAATTTAAGAGGTAGAGAATACAACGGTAAATACTATAACAATATAGTTGGTTGGAGAGTATCAGCAGATTTAGGAGAAGTTACAAATTCTCAACAACAACCTGCAAGAGAAGTAGAAGCCGATTTACCATTTTAATTTATTGGGGGATTAATTTCCCCCTTTTTAATTTATGAAAATATTAAAAGAAGGCGAAGAAATGCCTATAGACTTTTGGAATTATGCAGTAAATCCTATTACAGGATATTATGTAGAACCAAGATATGATAACCCAATAAAGAATGAAAAGAAATATTTTAAGATGCCGCAGAGTATATGATAGCACAAGCAAAGAATATAGAGAATAGAATACTTGATATAAAGTATGGAAGAATCAAGGAAGGTTTAAAAATAGATATACCTGAAATAGATGAATATTTAAGATTCAAACAAGGAAATTTTAATGTTATAATAGGACACGCTAACGTAGGTAAAACAACTGTTATTATTTATTTGTTTACTTTGTGGGCTATAAAACACAAATTACGTTTTCTTATATGGTCAAGTGAAAATACTTCGCAGAGTATTGTAAGAAAAATAATAGAATTTAAAATGGGTAAAACAATCAATCAAGCGTCTGATTTATTAATTAACGATGCAATAAATTGGTGTGATACTTATTTTAAAATAATGGAAGTGGATGACATAGTAACCTATAAACAACTATTAAAAGAAGTGAATCAAATTAAAGATGCTTGGGATTTTCAATCTTTACTTATTGACCCATATAATTCTTTAGCTAAAGATATAGGATTATTTAAATCAGTAGGTGGACACGAATACGATTACCAAGTAGCTTCAGAGTTAAGGTTATTTGCAAAGAAAAGAAACATAGCAATATATTTAAATGCTCACGGTGTAACTGAAGCATTACGAAGAACACATTCAAGTGGACACGAATATGCTAACTTACCAATGCCTTTAGGTTTAGCAAGTGTAGAAGGTGGAGGTAAATGGGCAAACAGGGCGGATGATGTGATTTGTATTCATCGCTATACGTCAAGTCCAACCGATTGGATGTACAGTCATTTGCACGTTCTAAAGATTAAAGAGAATGAAACAGGTGGTAGATGTACACCATTTGAAGAACCAATAAAATTAAGAATGACAATTAATAACGTAGGATTTGAATTTATGGGAAAAGATTTAATACACAACCAAACAAAAATTGAAAAGTTAGTTATATGATAGTAATAGGAATTTTATTATTTGTTACTTTGTTCACTTTGATAATTGGACAAATTAAAAAAGCAGATATAATATTAAGTCCTATTATGGGTATAATGTTTGGCTTTTTATATCACAAAGAACAATACGAAGATGAAGATGAATATACCTTACAATGTTTGATAGGGGTAATTAGTATTAATGTGATATGGATAAACCAAGTGGATGGCTCGGAAAAGTAGCAGAAAGACACAACGAGTGGATAAAGATTATAAATAGTTTCGGTGAATATGATTACGCTGAAGATTTAGTTCAGGAATGTTATTTAGTACTATATAAATATGCGACAGAAGATAAGATTATTAGAGATGGTATCGTTAGTCGTGGGTATATGTATTTTAGTTTGCGTTCTCTTTATTTCCAATATTATAATAGTAAAAGAAAAGTTGATAAAGTTTCTCTCAATGATGATGAGTTTACCTACGAAATTCCGTACTATCAAGAAATGGATGAGCAAATAGCATTTGATAAGATATGTAAACTAATAGACAACCATATAGATAATTGGAGGTGGTATGAAAAAAAGTTATTTACTTTGTATAGAGATTCAGATTTAAGTATAAGAGGATTAGCACAAGAAACTAATATAAGTTGGGTAAGTATATTTAATACACTTAAACAAGCTAAAGACGAATTAAAAGAAACATTTAAAGAAGATTGGCAGGATTATAAAAACGAAGATTATGAGCGAATTTAAAGGCGATAAAAGAAGTAAAGAATACAAGGAGTGGAAAAAGAAACATTCTGAAGCAAGTCAAGGACTTGGTGATACTGTAGAGAAGATTACTAAAGCAACAGGAATTAAGAAAGCAGTTAATACTGTATTTGATGCTTTGGGAAAAGATTGTGGCTGTTCTGAACGTAAGTCTAAATGGAATGAACAATTTAGATACAAGAAACCTGAATGTTTAACAGAGCAGGAGTTTGATTTAATTAAAATGGCAGTAGATA